CTGCGATTCAAATGGGCCGAGTTGCGCCCGTGCATCAACTAAAGTTTTGCACTAAATGCCAAGAAAGCAAGCCGCCAGAGGGCGGCGTTGAAATGGGCGCAAAGTGGCACTGCCAACTTTGCTGGGTTAGACGAACTACGGGTAAACACCTAAGACAACATGCCACGACCAAAACCACCTGAACCCCTCATAGGAAGACAAGTCCGAATGTCTGACAGGCATTGGATGATCTTGCAAGAACTTGGCGGCGCTGAATGGCTGCGCAAAGAATTGGATAAAAAAGCCAAGATGCCGGCCAAGTATTACCGCCGAGAACTAGACGCGCCGTCAAAGAAGGAAACTAATGACTAAGGAAAACACATGAGTTATATCGTGGCATCGCTGCCGCCAGTTAAATGCTTTGTAAAGCGCGAGTTTTTATACAATGACCACAAGGGGCAAGGCGAGTTGGAGCCGGCCATCTGGGTCAGCCTTAAAGCCTTGCGTGGTCAGGTGTTCCGCATTGAATCGTTGTTGCCGGCTTATGGCGCCTTGTACGACAAGCTGCCGATCCACGCCTACGTCTGGCATGCAGACGCTGGTAACTTGCCTGTTGACACTTTGCAACTGTGGGACTGCATGGGTTACCGATTTACCATCCTTGAAAAAATTGGCCTGCGCAATCTAGGCGTGAAGTTTCTTGGCAAGGACAAGGAGTGGCACTTTGGGCGCTATCTGTTTACAGTAGACTTCTGCGCCGATGGCATGGATTTGGACACGGGCTTTACCGAACAGGCCGAGGAACACAAATCGTTTAACTGGATTGCCTTGGACAACGGTCAGTTTGCTTGCCAGCCTAACAACCGATGCCTTTGGTATGACCAGAGCCTGATCCCCGCTGAGACAAAGTTCCCTGACTTTCAAGCAGCGCAAAGATTGTGGACGGTGGACGGCACACGCAAGTGGTCAGCCGGCGATGATTGGTTCTACGATATTAAGGTGAGAAATGATTAACAGACCAGACTTTGCAACGTGGAGCCAGGCTAACTTGGCCAAGTTTGCCGACGAAGCCTACGCCAAGTTGTGTGAGCAAGACGACCGCATCCAGCACTTGCAATGCGATCTGAAGACGGCCATTGAGGCTTACCGGGCGCTAAGTAAGGAACACGGCGCGCTCATCGATGCGCCGGTTTTGAAGACCCCGTAAGACTTTGCCGCCAGCCATGCAGTATTTCAGAAGTTCTTCGGCAGCGCCGGCCATGTCGCCCCGAATCACTTTTTGGCGCATGGTTGAGCGTTGCAGTGTGCCTAGCCCAACATTGAATGAAAACGATACAAGTGCGTCAAACTGTCCTTGAGTAAGAGGCACAGGACAATAAGTGGCCACGCCTTTCTCAAACCGAGCAAGATCGGCCCTAAGAATTGCATTTACTTCGTCTTTTGAAAACGCGCGGTTATCTTCTGGATGAAGCGCGTAACCGCCTCTTTGATCAATTGGCATCTTGCCTTGATTTGGGTAAAGAACATGGCCTACTCCTATTGTCCACAGCTTTGCTGGGCACTGGTATGGTTTAAATCGAACACCCTCATGGTGTTTGATCATTTCAATTGTTTTGGGGCTGACGTTCATTTGCCAAACGCCCGGCCGCCAAAGTGAAACGCAATGATGCTGGCAAACAGCGCCTGGGTGTCAGAGTCCCACAGCATTTCGGCCAACTCCACAAATGTAGCACCACTGTGCCAGCCGTAGGCAAACAGGCCGACGTCTACAAACAACAGCAAAAAGAAGAAACCGTAGGTAATGACAGGGCGAACGCTGGCGCGTAGGTTCTTCATCCACTGGCTTGTGCCTTCGTTCAGGCTTGTGTCGTGGGCGTAGATGGCCTGCATTTCGGCCTGCTGCGCGCCAATTAGGATTTGCTGGGTGTTGGCTGCGCTTTCGGTTGCCAACTGTTCTGACCGGATATGCTCAATGCGCTCTTGAGCCTCAAAGCCAGCCTTGCGCAATTCCAACTCGCGCTGAATTTGCATCTGCGCCAGCGCCAACTCATGGACTTTATCGGCGCGGTCTTGAAAAAAGTCCAGCAGCTTGGGCAAGCCGCCCATCAGAAAAGAAATCAGGGTTGATAGTAATGTCAGCATTTAGAGTCCTTTTTATCGTCATTCTGCATGAGTTTGATACCAGACAGGAACCCAATCATGCCGCCGATAAGAGTAGAAAAAGCGGGTGAAATCATCTTGAAAATTTCTGCGTTGTCCACCTCTTTGGCCCACAGCCCCAACATAAAGCTGATTACCATGGCCAATACAGAGATACATAGGGTTGTGCTTACCATGAGTGTGACGTACAACGTCAGCTTGTCCCTTGTGTCCGGTGTGGGCTTCAAGGGAGTTTTGGGTATCGGTTTCTTGGTCATACAAGGGCATCAATTTTTCGTTTCAAATTGGTAATGTCAATGTTTATCGTGATCTGTCGCATTCTGTATTCGTAAATCTCATACTCATACTGGTGGAACTTTTTGACTTGTTGATCCACTTGCACTTGAACCGCACGTTCAGCGTTTAACTTGTCTACCCGCTTGGCAAAAACTTCTGCCTGCAAATTGACTTGCGGCAGCACTACTGGATACCATTTGTCGTAACTGATCTTCACTTCTTTTCCCGATCAAGCGCATCTTTGTATCCATGAATAACTTTAGTTCTGAGTTCTGCCGAGTCTGCCGCGCCAGCCCACTCTGATAAATTGTTCCACATCACCACATAATCTTGGGATCGACAATGCTGCGCATTGTTTGTTAGCCACATTGACATCTGCTGATGGCGCTCGGACGGGTTGTGAATTGTGTAAGCAATTGACCAAAACTCGCGCACATGACAGCCATTCTTGGCTACGGCTCCAACTAGCCCCAACAGCAGTAACAGAATGAGCCAACGCATTTACCACGCCCAACTCCATGCAATTATGTAAGTGCCAAAGATGACGAAGGCAACTAAAAGAACCGCCGCAATAAATGCTTCGGCCCAATCTTTCATTTGTCGACCTTGTTGTCCAGTTTGTCAAAAATCTTGCCGAGCATTTCTTTGACGTCGCGCATGTCAGCGCGGTAATCGTCGCGGCTAACATAGTTCAAAGGCATAGCCCGCACGTCAGTGTCTAAGCGCTCAAGCGAACGGTAGATGTTGTTTAACACCCAGCCACCCAGAAAGCCTGCCAAACTAACCGCAATGTTAAAAAGAACTTGCGTGTCCATTACGGTCTTCCAGGCGCCATGTTGTTCAAAATGATCCGCGCTGGTTGGTTTGCCAAAGCGTTGGTGTCGTTGTAACGATCTGGCGCCAAAGCATTAACGCTAGTAGTAACCGTGCCTGTGCGAATCGCTTCTGCGGCGTTTTTAGCAAGTTCACTTTTAAGCACTCTACCGGGTGCTACATATAGCCTTGATCCTTGTGTCAATACAGATGGATCAGAAATTATTTGCAGCACTCGGCTACGTTCGTTGCCGGGCAGTGTGGCCAACAGGTCAGCAGCGCCTTGAGGAGTCTTAAGCGCCTCTGTCAGCGTTGTCATGGTTTTAGCGCCAATCTTGGTTTCCAAAATTTGCAACGCTTTGTTGGTTGTGGCGGCCACAGCATTTAGGTACGACGGGACACGCAATTTGGACATGTTGTCAAGCAACAATTGTTTCAAAGCATCTTGGCCTGCGGTGACTTGTTCCTTGACGGCAATGTCAGTCAGGCGTTTCTTAGCCTGCTCTTGCAAAACTGCCATAGTGCTGTCGGCTAATTCAACAGCAATGTTGTACTTGCCGGGGCCAAGAATCTTTTCTACAACTTCTGGTGATTCGTTTTGCACCAGACGAACAAATTCGTCTTTGTTGTTTTTAAAGAGGTCAAGCGCTTTGCCGGCCAATTTCTTTTCGTTAATTGCGCCCATGCCTTTAGCATGCGCAGACAAATAATCGCGCCAGCCAGTGCCACCCGCCGCTTCAATAGCGTCGTCAATAGCAGGCTTAATCTTAGACAACACACCGGCCGCTAAATTACGTTGGGCAGTTGCATCCGCGCCTGGGCGCAATTTAGCAATCGCCGCTTCAACAGAATTTTTGCGAATAGCTTCTAAAGCCGCCGCGTCAATAACACCGCCGCTGTTAGTCCACTTGGCAATATCGTCAGCGACGTTTTTAACGGCGCCGCTGATTAAATCATTACCCGCAAAAGCAGGGTTGTTTGACGTTGCGGAAACGCGTTGGATAAGCGACGCGCTTTCCAAAGGATTGATGCCAACAGAACGCAAAGCCTTTTCTGCACCAGTTGCTTGAGCAACAAACTGCGCGGGGTCAATCTTAGCGCCTGAGCCAGCCAACACCGCCAGATCATTTGCGCTACGCACAGCAGCTTCATCAGCAACGTATTTACCCAAATCGGCGCGCTTAAGAGAAGCCTCCCGCATAGGGCCGGTAATTTGATTAAGGTTAGTTTTAGCTTGCTCAACCGTACCGCGCGCCTCTGCCGCTGTTGTGCCCCCTGCCAGCTTGGCGAGAGCGTTTACGGCTTCTTTGCCTTGAGTGTCTTCTAGCGCACGAAGGAATCGTGGATCGCGGGCGGTAGCCCGATCAATCAGGGCTTGGAATGTTGGGTTGTTGATGTCAGCAGTTGCCTGCGCTGCGCTGACATTTTTACCTTGCGCTGCACGAAGGGCGTTTGTAACTTGCTCAAAGTCAGAGCCAAGCGCTTCTTTTACAATCTTGGCGGCTTTTTGCTGGGGAATCTGACGCAAGTCGGCAATTTTGCCGCCAAGGTAGCTAATACCTTGACCAAGCACACGACCGCCAGCTTCAAAAGTCGCGCCTTCTAAAACATTACGCACAGGCTCGACCACTTGCGCAGCGCCTTGACGTGGCGCTTTGCCGCCGATGTAAATGTCGGCCAAATTAAGCGCTTCTTTGGCCATGCCATAGCCAAGGCCAGCGCCGCCCACAGCACCTGTGGCCGTACCAACACCAGGCAACACCAGAGTACCAGCGCCCGCACCTACTAAGCCGCCGCCAGCCGCCCCCAACATTTCAACGGTAGGCGTGATGAACTCACGAACTTTTTCGTATGTAGTAGGCGCCTTGCGCTCAGTTGGCATACCACCATCTGGGCGAATGCTAGGCTGAAGCGCCGTAGGTAATTCAGGCGCTGCTGGCGCAGTAGACACACCAAATCTTTGACGAATGGCGTCCTGCGTTGCAGGATTTGCATTTACAAAGTTTGGGTCTTCTGCCGAGAACTTGTCAAAGATGGCCCGTTTTGTTGGCTCATTAGCGTTGACATAATTTGGGTCGGCAAGAATTGAAGCAAGAGTAGCCATACTGCTTCCTTAGTTAAGCAATGGGTTGCTTGTGTCAACTGCTGCGGGCGGCGCACCACCAGCACCAAACTTTTTGCGGGCGTTGTCTACGCCTGTTCGCACAACGTCTTGGAACTCGCGGGCGGCTTTAACATACTCAACTTCACTCTGAGCCAACTTCATGCGAAGTTTGGCCGCTGTGGCTTTTGCGCCTTCTTTCTCAGAAATAGCGCCGCCGCCTTTGAGTGCTTCAAACGCTGACAAGAACGCGGCGCCTTCGATTTGATCTTGATAAGATTGAAAGTCGGACGCGTCTGTGCCGGGAATAAACCGGAAGCCAGGCTTCCATGTAGCGCCCACGGCGTCTTGAAAACCTTTGTGCGGCGCAGTAGCAGGCTGAATGACTTTACCGCTGGCGTCTTTAACTGCCTGCTTGCCAATCATGTCATCAACGGCGTTAACCGCTAGCATCGCGTTTGTAATAACGCCCGGCAACGCTTGTTGCGCGGCCACAGTGCCTTTGGCAATTGCTTCGCCTGTGGCTTTGGCGCCGGCCATAGTTTGCTGGAACACGGGGTCTTGTTTCTGCTTGGCGTCTTGTTCCAAGACAGCCACGCGCCGGCCTTCCAGACCAATCCGCTGACCTTCTTGTTTGATGCGAATAGCAGAATCACGGGCTTCTCGTTCCTGAGCCGGCGTCATTGTGGTTTCAACTGTACCGCCTGCAATTTCGCCAGCAGGGCCGCCTAGTCCAGGAATACCAACAATTCGTTTTGTACCGCCAACGTCTTGTTGGAAATACTGAGGTTTGTTTTGTTTGATGTACTCACCCAAACCCAAAGCAGCCTGTTGTTTCCATTTTTCAAACCCAGCAGGGTCAGCAGGGATTGATCGGGCTGCGTCCATGAT